CAGGGTCAGGGTAAGAGACAACAATCTTGACCTCGGCATCTTCTTGCGCAAGTATCTGCAATGTCTGGTCATCTAAGCCAGAATATTCCTCAATGCGGACAGTTTCTGTCTCCTCCCACCAATACTTAGCAATTCCGCACTTACGCACCAGGCTATCTTTGAAGATGGCGTAGGTGGTCATAAACCCGTTGTTGTCAGAGTTAAAGACAAAGTTTGCGTAGTCGGTGGCCTGCTTGGCAAATGCCACGTCCTCGGGACCCTCTGGCACAAACTCAACTACGTTCTCGCTGGAGAAGAACACCCGCATCAAACTGGGCATCATGGCAGATACGGTATCGCGCACCTCCATCGCCACCACCTGTGACCGGCCATCTTCCTCGTTGCCAAACTTATCGCCACGGTAATACTCAGTACCGCGCGCACGGATAGGCGACAGGTCAGAATCTACATAGCTCACGGCGTCGGTCAGGTCCTGGCCAATAATCGCCTCCAGCTCGGCGTCGTCCATCGGCTCCATTGCCGACACGTCGGTGTTTGGTAATTCGTTCATCATTTTGATTTATTCCTTGCAGATATTGCTTTTGCCTTTACGCGAGCATCTTCCTTGGATGAAGCACCCCAGGCTTTAAGGGATAACAGCAGCCTGGTCGGTTCGCCGTCCTTCATCTCAGGGCCAGGCATATTGCCCATTCTCGCAAGGAATGACGCCCTGCGCGGGTTGTCGCCTGACTTAACCGGCGCCTTCAAATCCATGCCCTGGGCCTTGGCACTGGCGCGCCCCTTGGCGTTTAAGCCACCAGCGGGGTTCTTTCCCTCGCTACGCTGCCATGCTGGTGTTTTCATTTAATGCCCCAAAAATACAAATCTCGCGGTGATTGGTTTTGGCTAAATTCATGCCGTGAAAACCTCTTTGCCAACAAACCAAAGTGACCCGCCTCAAGATTCATGTAGTAGTCATTGGTAAATGGCGCATCAGCCGGTGAAGTTCTCGTTGTCCCGTGCTCATGCCTACCCGTTGTTGCACAAGAAAATACGACCAGGCCGCCAACCCTTACCAGGTCAGTCATCTTGGTAAATGTCTTGCGCCAGTGCCGGTCATGCTCAAAGCACTCGCACGATATGGCCACATCAAAATAGCCATCAGGGTGCGGCAACTCATGCCCCGCGCACACAATGTCAACGCCCTTACCCTCACCCAAGTCACAACCTACATACTCCTCAGAGCTTGAGAAGAAATCACGCACGCTGCCGTTGATGTCCAGTGAGCCAATCTCCAAAACCCGCCCACCCAAAAAAAACTCAGGGAAACGATTCCTTACGCCACTGACAAAATCAATTTGTGATTGGTGACTCATTTGAACCAAGCCTCTGCGTAGTGGGGTCGGTTCTTTAGCAGCCACGGCATGGCCTGCTGGGTCAATCTCTCACCTTCAAAGCCAATGGTCTGGCTGCCAACGTGATGCACATAAGAGCGACTCAGAAAATGCTGGAAACCCGCTTGAAGCAAGTCTTTGCAGTGGACATCATCGGAGAACCAGTTCAGCGGGGGAAACTTAAAGCACTCCCACGCATCGCGCTCAATCCACGCAAATATGGGACTGAGCACCGGCATCTGCACAATGCAGTCCTCGCACGGGTATTTAAAATAGTGCAGCTCCTCGTCATAGAGATTGGTGCGAATGTTTTGCTGCGGACGTGCCGCATCACAGCGCGCCGCCACCCAGCCCACTGGCTCGCCTGTCTCGTCTTTTAACTGCTTTACATCCTCCAACAGATACTTGTAGCTGGTAGGCGTGAGCACAATATCGTCGTTGGCGCAGACCACCGAATCAAACCCATCAGAAAAGGCTTTGTCCATGACCTGGTTGTAATCGTCACCAAAATTATGCGGCGAACCAAACACTTTAAGGTCAGTATCAAAGCCGCCGATCACGGACTCAGGGCCGCGCAAGTAGACAGGGACCTCGGGACAATACTCGGCAATGCTTGCGAGCATCACCCGCAAACCCTTGCCGTGGACAGTTGATATGCAAATCGGTGAGATCACTTCTTCTTCACCGGCTTGGCCGTCTTAGCCGCCTGTCTAAAGTCAGCAGCAGATGGCGCTGCCTTGCTGCCGACCTTGTTCATCTTCTCTTTAGAGCCAGCCTTGATACGGGCCTGCTTGGCGTTGATATTGGCATAAAGTCCAGGTTTCATTCCTCGTCCCCTTCCATTTCGGTGTCAACATATTCCTCGTCGCTGTCCTCGCCCGTGTTAGGACCGCCAACAACCCACGCATCGCACGTTCGGCTGGCTGCGCACTTGAAGTCGAATATCTCGCAGTACCCAAGGTCTGCCAACGCAATCGTTCCCCACGGGTCTGCCTCCATGCCAATACCCTTGGCAATGCACTCTTTGATGGAGTCCTGCACATTGAATGCCGCGCAGTTACCGCAGCGGCTTTGCTTGGCGTCACTTACTGTCACGTCCCATGTATCGGCCTTCTTCTTCCAGTACGCGGTGTTAGGCAGATCAGGATTCTCTGGACCATACGCCGCAGTAGTAATCGCCTTGGCGCGGTTCTTCAAGTTCAATGTCACGTCCTGCGTTGGCAGCGGACACTTCTTGTCTGTCTTAGACATCATCTGCTTCATCGCGCCCTGGTAGCGCGCTGGTACGTCTCGCATACTTGTAGCCATTACATCTTCCCCTTCATGGCTTTAGGCTTGATCTTGGCCTCGGACAGCGCAATCGCAATCGCCTGCTTAGGGTTCTTCACTACCTTGCCGCCAGCACCAGAGTGCAGCTTTCCGCTTTTGTACTCACCCATCACCTTGCCAACTTTCTTCTGCGCCTTGGTCATCTTCATGGTTTTACCCCTCCAATTAATTACGCCAATTATGCTACGCGGGGTATGTTCCTGCGCAGTGACTGCCCCCACTTATTGCTGGACGCAGAGCCAAAAGCACCCGTTATTGCGTCAGAGGCAAACGTCAAGCAAAACGCATCTGCCCTATCCGGACTCGCCAACCCGCGCTTCCTGATCTCGTCCTTGCCCTCAATCTGAATCTTCCCGCTGCTGGTGAACGAATACCGCACTGTGGCCAGCTCAGAGATCAACAAATCATCCTTGGGCATGGTGCAGTCGCGCTGCTCCAGCCACGCCTTGGCCTTGTGCCACAGCTCAGCCTTCAGGTTCCTGTACGTCCCGCCCATCGCCGGACTCTCCGATACATTGATCCCGCGTGCAGGCAAGTTCAGCTCGCGCAGCCGGTCAACCACGCCAGCACCCAGGCCAATGCTGTCCACAAGTATCTCGTGCGGACGCTGGCTCGGCATCAGGACCTCATACTCAGACACAATGGCGCCGGTCAGTTGCATCAAATCCAAATTCTTCCAAGTCTTAATCGGTTCAAGCACCGCGTTACCCTGGCGCTTGCACAGCGCGCTCCTGTCCGATCCAAACCTGGCCACGTCCAATCCCCACACCAGGCGCGCGCTCAAGCTAGGCGCCACGTCCCGCTGTGTGGCCATCTCCAGCAACTCCATAGGTATCACGGTATCGTCATCGGACCTGGGAAACTCACCCAGCACGCGAATCCGGTACGCGTTGCTCTCCTCGCCATAACGCGACTTCATCTCCTCGATGTACGCCTCCGACACGCGGGGAGAGTCCGCGCAGCTAACCTTCATCGTGATCCAGTCACCCGCCAGACGGTTGTGCGTATCAAAGAAAAAACCGCTGCTGCGTACCGGATTACCTAGTAACAAAGTTACAGCGCTATGCCCCGACATACTCCCAGCCGCTGCCTCAAACACCTGCTCCGGTATACCCGACGCCTCGTCTGCCACCAGCATGACGTGGTCCGAGTGGACCCCTTGCAAGGCCTCGGGCTGCTCTGCCCTTGATGTGCGTGCCGAGATAAACGCCTCGTTCGGGAATTCCTTAAACTCAATCCTGTCTTGCTTAACCTCAAGCTGGTTCTGCAACGTCTCGGGCAGCGCCTTCACCCACCGCTTCAGCTCAGCG